GTGGCACTCCCAGTTGTAGTTCCCAGCGAGTGGGCCCCATCGCACGCGAAGTTCCACATCCTGGTAACCGAGGGCACACACCGGGAGGGCACTCTCCAAGGATTCACAAAAGAAAAAACGCAACGGGTAGAACATGGACTCTCGCCCGCCTGGACCGAGCGCACCCCTGGAGCTGTTCTTGGCGAACATGTCCAGGGCCACGTTTTGGCTGAAATCAGAGGTTTGACGGTCGATGATTTGTCCACCCACGACGAGCTCCACGCTCTCGATGACCGAGGTCCAATCCGTGATTTCCAACGCCTCGTTGCCGTCGTCCGCGGTGAAGTAGGTGTATCCCAACATGTCGCCGTTTCGAAGGAGGGTTATGGAGGAGTACGAGTTCGCACGCACCGCCCCTTGAATCTGCTGTTTCTCCACGCATTGTGAGAACGGGGTGTGTCGTTTGTACGTCGCCGAAAAATGACTCATTTCTGGTTCGCTCGAGATCCATTCATCTTGAGCGCCCAGGCACACGAGTTGCGCGATGCCCGCGGACATGGCTTTACATTACCTTGAGAAAAATTAAAGATTCGGTCGCCTGCACACGAATCGCAACACTAAAAAGTTATGACCAGCCACGAGGGGGTTCGTGATGGCCACGCCGTTTTGATTCAAGAGGCGCACGGTCAACTTGTCGATTCTGAGAATCGGGTCGATGTACTGCACCGCAATCGAGTAATTATCTTTATACGTGATGAGTTCGCTCCCTTCGCTGATGACACTCCCAAAGGCACTGCGCACCGTGGAGATGTTGCCTTGACCCACGTGGGCACCTACTGACGCACCGGAAATGGCGGCGCGGTCGTTGAAGTGCGTGTCCAACTCATCGATGGAGATGTAGAGGTGTTCGGTCTGTTGCACGTTGGCGTGGACGTGCGCGGCCAGAAGGCGGCACTGCACGACGTTGCGCAACGGGTTCTGGAGGTAGGCGGTGAACGTGTTCGCACTGGCCTGTCCGATGGTGTCCACGGTGATGGTGTGGTACTCGTAGTTGAGGTCAGGAATGGTGGCCTCGGAGGTCACGAGCGCCATTTTATACTAGATGCTCAGATAATTTCGTAGTCGGCTTGCTCGCGCACCAACTTTTCGGCACCGCACACACCACCCGGTCGTTGGGTGGAGTACGTGCTCTCTTCCACACACTCGGACTTCACCGGGAGGTCGAAGAAAGAACCCTCGTTCTTCGCCTTGATGACCAACGGCATGGGTTCGTAGTAACTGCGCGCGGCCATGACGACGAAGAGGATGATCAGGATGACGGCGATGGCGGACAAAGCGTTTCGGTTGGCTTTGTTGAGCTTGAACATGTTTACTATGTACCCAGAAAAAAAGTGCGTTAAAGAATTCAATTACTTTTAAAGTAATACATCAGATGGACGGTGAAATCGTGCTGGACCGCGGAGAGACCACGGTCATGAAACTCGACGACGGTGAACAGCAACTGATGGATGAAATTCAAATTTCAGTGCCACAGCCTCGGCGCGTGCCCAGGCCGAAGCCCACCCCGTACACGCGACCCCGACCGTCGCCTGCGATGGAACACCAGGAAGAAATCGATGCGTTCGTGAACCCGAACAAGCAGAGCGCGCCCCCGCCTGTGGACGGTGGGGGACCCATGTTCGACGACGACGGTGACGAGGAGGAGGACGCCTACCTCGACATGGATTTCGACGACGAACCATCGCATCACCAGCAGCGGGAGATGCCGTCCGCTGGGTACGCCTCCGTGGACGCGGAGAAGATGGACATCCTCAACAAGTTGGCTCGACTCGAAAGGAAAGGATTCAGCGTGAACAAGCGCCTCAACGCGTACAGTTCCATCGAGGACTTGCGCAACGAGTACAAGCGCGTGACCTACACCATCGACGTCGACCAGAGCATTAAGTTTTCAAGAAAGGCCCTCATGGCCACGGTCACTGGTTTGGAATGGGCGAACAAGAAGTACAACCCCTTTGAACTCTCTTTGGACGGCTGGTCTGAATCTATCATGGAAAACCTCGACGACTACGACGGGGTGTTCGAGGAGTTGCACGTCAAGTACGGTCAGAAGATGCAAGTCGCACCGGAACTCAAGCTTCTCATGATGGTCGGTGGCTCCGCGATGATGTTCCACTTGACGAACAGCATGTTCAAGGCAGCCATTCCCAACTTACAGGATGTGCTGAAGCAGAATCCGGGGCTTCAACAGAGCATGGTCTCCGCGGTGCAGAACGCCATGCCCCGTGGCCAGTCCGCGTCCCCCGCGCCACCTCCTCCAGGTGGTGGTTCATCCTCTTACGAGATGCAAGGCCCTGGGTTCGACATCAGCAGTTTGATGGGCAACGTCATGATGCCCCCACCGCCGCCGATGAACACGAGCGTTCCAGTGGAGGCCGCACCAGAGGTGGAGGCCGAGGACGACGACGTCTCGGACATCGTCGCCGAAGACCTGGAGGAACGCGAAGCGATTGAGGACGACGTGAAGGAGGTTGATATTCAGGAAAAGCCAGCCCCGAAACGTCGGGGGAGAAAGAAGAAGACAGAAATAAATCTTTAGATACTATAACACAGGATGGCTGCGTTGAGTATGTGCCCCATCGAGGACGAGGTGGCACCTCCCCGACGCCAGGTGCGACCCGACACGGTAGGCGCACAAGAGGCGGTTCCGGTGATGGAGGAAGACACTGAGTGTAATTACCTCATTCTTTTCTTCATCGTCGGAGTTATTATTTTGGCACTCATGGATGCCACGTAAACACAAACTCTCCCACAGGGACGGGACACCATCCCCTGTGGTAAAGTTAACTTAGTACGTGAACGTGACCTTCGTCTCACTATCTCTTTTGATGTTCAGGAGTTTACCACCGCAGCTGGTCGTCAACTCTATGAAAAAGTCGTAGTAATAGGCCAGTGCGTCAGCTCCACTCAGTGGGAACGCCACGTGTGGGTCCAGACTGATGGTCGTCGCCGTCGTGTCCACGATTCGACTCCATGGGTACGGGTTATATCCACCGAAAATGTTTTGCGTCCCAATGGCGATGGGAATGTCCGATGTCTGTGTGTTATCGCTGTGCCCCCCGTGCACCTCGAGAAGCATGGAACTGAGGTACTTCCCATTGGGTGCGTAGCGGAGCATGGCGTGAATTTTCGCATAGAACGCCCCTTTATCGAAGGTCAGGATGACCGTCTTATCGAGTTGGTCGTTGACGCTGAACGTGTTGCTGTACGTCTTTCGCGCAACGGCGTCGGAGTTCACGATAGTTCCCCCGTTCACGTGTAATGGGGCCTCGGGTTCTGTAATTTTAATACCCACGGCATCACCGAACTCGATGCGCCCACCGAAATCGATGTCCTGCTGTACCGTGAGCGACCCCTGCACGACGACATTGCCCCCGGCGGGATACATGTACAAGTCGCCGTCGATGGTGTCGGCGTATATGTTAGACGTGGCCGATGCAGTCTTAAAGTCCAACACGGCGTTACTGGTGCTATGTTCTATTAAAAGGTTGCTGTCGTACACGTGCAAGTTCGCTGTGGGTGCCGATGTGCCCACACCCACGTGGCCGTCCTCACCCACGAACAGGCCATCCACCTGTGTCCCGTTGTCGACGTAGCCCAGGACGACGCTGTTCGATGTTGCCCCTTTCTGTGCCTTCAGGAAACCCCCGTACCCAGAGTCCGTCGTGAGTTGGAGTGCGGTGTGTTTGGACGCGCTCGCACCGGCGGGACTCTCTAAATTTAATAGAGTCACGTCATTCTCGCTGTCGCTGTACACGTGTAATTTATTAGATGCCGCGTCCGTCCCCACACCGACGTTCCCGTCGACTTGCATCCGCACCTCCTCCGCTGTCCCTTCCTCACCGAATCGAAACACGAGGTCGCTCTGTTTGAGCACGCGTACGACGCCATCACCCGTCGTGATGTCCGTTAAAATTTGAAGGTTGGAGGTGTCCACGAACCGTCCCGCGTCGATTTTAAAGTTGCCCTGTTCGATATAAAGGCGCGTATCGGCGGCGATGTCATCTTCCGTGGAGTTGATGAGCACCTGTCTGTCCCGCACGCGCAGCACAGGGGTGGGGTTGTACTTGCCTGGGATGTCGGTGTCAGATGTTATGATGCTCTCGATGTCATCGGACGTGAGCTCCGCATCGGCGTCGTACACCCGGAAATCGTGATACGCCGCGATGTGCCGAATGCGATCGTTTCCACCGTCGTTGGATTTGAACAGCAACATCTCCGTGTCCTCACCCGCCGTCGCCCGTTCCTGCAGGAACGACTGGTCATCGGTGTCTTGCGAAACTCCTCGAAACTGTAGTTTGTTGCCCAAACGCACGTCTCCATCGACGTCCAATTGGTACTCTGGCTCGTTCACGTTGATGCCGACCTTCCCGGTGTTGTCTATGACGAGACGGGTGTTGGTGTTCAAATCACTCGCGTCGTTTGAAATTTTAAACTTTGCACTGTCCGAGAAAGAGGCACCCGCGGCCCATCCATCGGTGGCGCCGGAGGTTTTCTTATAACTCGTCAAGGCGTCACCACCGGCGTCGTTCACCTCCATGCACACTATGGCGTCTTCGTTGTCCGCGTCGTTGTTGTTGTGCACGAGAATACCATTGGTGAGGGGGTTGGCCCCGCCAGAGGCCCACACTTCGAGTTTACTCTCCGGCGTGTGCGTGCCAATGCCCACGAGACCAGAGGAGAGGAGGGTCATGATGGTGTTGGACGTGGCGTAATCGTCATTGGCGAGGTTGAAATCGAGGCGTGTCTTTGAAGTATTTGTGGAGATTTGACGTTTACCCAAGGCGAAAACTGCCCGCGCGCCATAGGACGACAACGCGGTGCTGTCGCGACACAGTTGGAGGACGGGTTTCATGCTGTCCGCGCTGTTCGCTGGTGTTGTCTCAGTCACGGTCATGGGAACGGTCTCGTGTGAGAACCCATTGTTCGCAGTCACTTGGTTGTTCACGAACACGTTCCCAGTGACTTGGAGACCGTAAGGTTGTGGCTGCGCAGTCCCTATCCCAACCTTCCCAGTTTCCAGGACGGTCATCTTCGGCGTCCCCTGTGTCGCACCAGAGGACACCGTGATGTTGAACCCTTTCCCAGCGGGCACACGGCTTTGGAGATAGGTCTGTCCGAGGCTCGGGCTCACGAGGGACCGAAGGGTTGTTTTGTTTGCACTCCACACATCGCCAACGTCCAGTGTGTTGCTCCCCAAGACTTGCACACCACCACCCACAGTAAGTGTGGACCCGGGATTGGTGTTGGCGATGCCCACCCTCCCCACGCTGTCCACACAGATGCGTTCGGTGTTTTTAGTTTTCACTTTAACAAACTGTTTGGCGGCGTCGGTGGCCCCGGAGGAGACTTCAACCGCGGACACGTTTGCCGCCACGGCTCCTGATTTAAGGAGGAGACTGTTATTGGTGTTGTCCGAACCCACGTCGTCGGCGTGCACGACGATGCCCCCGGTGCTCTTGATGTAGTTGTCCTGGTTCGCATCTACACCAGCGCTTCCACCTATACGAACGTTTGCCCCGACGTGTAAACTTTCATCGGGGTTGTACTGCTGGATGCCCACGCGTTTGGTGGCCATGAACCGGTCGCTCACCACGTTGCCGTGAAACATGGCCAGGTTCGCACCAGTTTCGTGCATGTGAATGTTCGAGCCGATGCACAGGGTGTGAATGGGGTTGGTGTTGGCAATTCCTATGCGTTCCGTGGCAAAAAGTGTGGTGAAAGCCGCTCGACCGTCGACGCTGAACACGTTCGCAGCAGCGTCGTCGACGACGACGTTTGAACCTATATTAAATCCCGAACCGAACGTAGTGTTTTCGAAATACGCGTTGCCGCGGACGAAGAGCACGTTAGACCCGGTGTCGTCCACCCACAGGTTCGAACCCACCGACAAGTTGTGTTGTGGGTTGGTGTTTGCCACCCCCACGTTATGGTCGGTGACCACGTTCCCGTGCACGTAGAGGTCCACGTTGGCGTCTGCGATGACAATCTCATCGTCCCCTGGACCCGCGAGGGTGCGCCCTACGTGCACGCGTTGAGTGTCCGGAAGGTAACCCACGAAGACGTTCGATGGGTTCTGTCTGAAAACGAGACCGGTGTCCAACGTTCCGAGGTCGTTCCCTTCACCTATGACGACGATGGCGTTGGACAGTTCTAAGTTAATCTGTTGGGAGTACGTGGAGATGTCGCGAATGTCGACGTTCCCGAACACGCGCACGTTACCGTAGACGGTGAGGTCCCCGTCAGTGACGTCGACGTTCCCTGTGATGCCGAGGACCGGGTCACCCACGTCGTCGATGATGATGTTCGAACCGAACTCCAAACCTTCGTCGAAAATAATCTTCGATGCCGTGACGTTCCCGGTCGTCGTGATGTCCCCGGACATCTCCATGCCCTGAGTGACGCGCAAGTTCTCACACACGACATTCCCTTCGACGTTGAATAGGTCAGGCCCTAAGTTGTCCACGAACACGCGGTTGGTGTCGTTCACCTGGAAAATGTGTGTCGGGGTGTCCGCGTTCACGGACATCTGTGCCGAGACTCTCGCCTGCTCGAACAACGCTCTCTTCTTCACGGCCATGGTGACGACCCCATCGTCGTTTATCCACGCGTTGGAGCCCACGGCAAAGTGATGGTGTGGGAAGAGGTTCGCAATACCGACATTACTCGTGAATACGTTCGACGCTTCCAAATCACCCGTGAAGATGTTCTGTTCGGTCAAACCTCGAGCATCCTCCGTCGGAGCCTGAGGGTCAAGCCGAACTAGGGTGATTTGGTCAAATTTACCTCGACTCCCTAAGAAGACCATATTCTACTTTAACTTCCGAATAAAATTCCACCCATTCCATTCTTGATTCGAAGCACCTGATAGGACAGGGCGAGGACCATGAGTTCCTGGCCATCTGGCCGTTCCGAACCTATCTCCGTGCCTCGAAGGATGAGTTTTGCTGAGTCCATGCGTGAAAAGTTCGTGGTGCCGTTCGGGAAATAGTCCGAC